TGTCCCTAAATTTAGAGGTGGTCATAATATTAAGTCAAATATGGTTTGCTGCTGTTCAAAATGCAATAGATTAAAAGGTTCAGTTTTATTAGAGGATTGGTATATCCCCTCTTTTTATGGTTTTTCAGAGCAAAGACTTGTTAAAATAAGACATTGGATGAATAATAATCCAATCTCTATTAAATTTTCAGCTGAAAAAGTAAAATCTAGTACTGATCATGGAATCTCAATTGGATGGGTCACGTCTTAGTGGACAAGAGTTTTTACAGAACTATACAATGATGTTAGATAAAAGAGACCCTGTACTTAGAAAAACTGATGGTCAAGAGTCTATGTCTATTAAAAAGAGATTGGCTGATGGAACTATTCAAGTAGATTAATTATGGCTGATAGAGCAAAAGCTAAACGACTTTCAAAAAAATATTTGAAATGTAATAAACCTAAAAAGACACCTAATCATAAAACAAAGTCACATATAGTAAAAGCTTGTGAAGATGGTAAAGAAAAGATAATTAGATTTGGACAACAGGGTGTAAAAGGAGCAGGTAAAAATCCTAAATCAAAAAAAGATAAAGCAAGAAAAAAATCATATTATGCGAGACATAATGCACAAGATCCTAATCCAGATAAGATGTCCGCACGGTATTGGTCACATAAAGTTAAATGGTAACTAAATTAAAGACCAGCTTCTCCACCACTTTGTAATTACATACTTGTCATTTTTTAGTGGAGGCAATGCTTCATGCATAGTTTTATAATTTGGATATCCGTTTTTAAATAAGTTATTCCATGCGATTAATAACCCTTTTTTTGGTTTTATTTTTAGTTTTAAGTGTTTAAAATATGTCTCTCCACCTTCTTCGACATCATTTAGATAGATCATGGTTGTCCAAGTTCTTTGTCCCATCCATTCACAATAGGTTTTATACTCTTTTTCCCAAGGTGTATAGTAATCCCAATGCTCTTTGTAATATTGCCCTGGGTTATATTTTTGTGCTTGCATAACTTCTCCTAAATATGGATCTAACTCAAGTAAATTAGATATCTTTTTATCTATTTTCATGTAGTAATCATCATGAAAATGACTCATAGGGGCTGTTTTACTTGTCCGATAATCACTTACCAAACAGGTATCTTTAAAATCCGCTACTGTTGATGGTTTTAGATCCTGTGAGATCATATTTATAATATTTGTGCATTCATCATCGGTGAGAAAATTTTCGTATTTATATACCTGAGTAAAAGGATAATTTATTTTTTCGCACTTTTTAGTTAAACAATTATTATAAAATTCTAAATAATTAATTTTTTTTGGTTTTTCTTTAAAATTACATAATTTTATTAGTGTTTTTATTTGTGAATCATTAAATTGATAGTTTTTTTGAAAGGTTCTAATTACTTGAGTCTTGCTTGCACCACTTAAAGCTGCCTGCATAAATTCTTTTACTAAATCATCTAAATTCATAAGTAAGTTCTACAAGTCTTACAATAAGTATGTGACATAAATAAGATCAATGCACGTTATCGCTATTAGCTTTATTATTTTATTTGGTAGTAGTTATGGTGTAAGTTCAATCTTATTGAGAAAAAATTTTAGAGTACATGACCCCACCTATAAATCCAAAGAAGCACTTACAGCTATTTATAGAAAACCAAAGAGCTACCGTAAGTGGAGATATTGACTCAGGTCTTGATATTCCTAGATTTACTTTAGACGAAAGGGGATTTCCTTTGAAACAGGTAAATTCTTGCCCATCAATTCAGCGCTGTTAAGATAACTATAAGGTTTTAATTTTTTATGGATGCGATCGAGCTTCCTGCAAATGTAGAGTTTTCTATACATGCTGCAGCATTAGCTATCCAATCTTTAAGTCGAGAAGACTTAGAGGATTCATTCGTAGAGCTTATGCATCAAAAAGCGTTAGATCGTCAAATGTTTTATGGCATTTTGAAGGAACACGGCATTGATGCAGATATAAAATACCAATTTTCTACTCAAGGTCAAATTTCTTAAAATCATGCCAACAAGAACTATTGAAGCTACTTTAGATACATTCAATGTAGATGCGGGTAGTGAGATCACTTATCTCGGCCCTACCGCTGGTGGTAATAAAGGTGATTTAATCAGGGCATTTCGTGTTAACCCAGCATCTACAGGTTCTTTAATTGTTACCATAGATAGATCTAATGGTGTAAGGGACATACAAATTTTTCAAGAAGATTCTTTTAGCACCGGTGACGCTCCATCAGGTTATCAGAAGTTTTTTGATATAGAAAAAGCAGGTAAACAGAAGGGTGCTGTTGGAGTAACTGTTACAAATGCTAGTAAAAATTATGTGGTGCTACTTAATTTAGAAGGTTATTCTGAAGTAAGTTATAACGGATCTGTTGTCGTTCCTTAAAGATTGTCTGTTCACAGAAAAAGGGTTTGAACTTACAAAGAGATATACCGTACCTAGAGTTTCTTTAGGTTTAGGTAAATATGCTTCTTATAAAGATTTTGATGATTCCTATTGGCGGATAGGATATGGGAGTATAAAAATTAAAGATCACTATTTAAATTCTAAAGATAAAGCTACACAATTAGAGATTGATAATCAATTTAAATTAGATTTAGAAGAATTTGCGAAAATTGCAGAACAATATATTTTTATACCTCTTAATAAAAATAGAAAAGCAGCATTATTGTCTTTTGCCCACAGTGTAGGAATTCAATCATTTAAAACATGTCGTTTACTAAATCTTATAAATGAATCGAAACCAAAATCTAAAATAATAAAAGAGTGGAGTCCCACTATTAACACAATATGGAGATCTGGTGGGGATTTATTAATTGATAGAAGACGAGTTGAATTAAATACCTACTATGCTCCCGACAAAAAGATTCCTACTTTTTATCCACATAAATGTAGTAGTAAGGTATGTTTACTGAATTTAGCTGAAACGTACAATGGTTCCCCAAGTCAAATAAAAGGTATTGAATATTTAGAGAAAAAACTTAAGATTTTAGATCCTTCTGGTCAGATACTTCGTCGTTTTTTCCGTTATTGGAATCAAAAGCCAACTGGTTTAGGATCTCTACAGCCTCCCACGGACGATCTTTAGCGTAGTCTAGTGCGTCTAATAGTTTTAACTCTGGAGTATAATTTTTTATAAATTCATCATAATCCATAACTTTTTAATGCCTCCTTATTTAAATTAATTTTAAGTAATATCAAATATCCTATCAGATCATTTATTACATCTTCATCATCCATTAATATCCCATCACCTTTCATAATTCTATTTAATTTATCATCTATTCTTACCATTAGCTGTTCACTACTACTAGATCTACTAAATATTCTGCATGGTTTTAAAGCAGAATCTCCATATTTTTCATTTTTAGATATTAACATTTCTTTTATTTCATCACAAATAAATGCAATTTTTTTAGGTGTATCTTCTTGATTCATGTTCATTACTAATAAAATAGAATTATGCAACCTAATCTTAGCCAAAATTATGGAGTTGACGAGCGATACAAAGGTATGCGTAACGCTCAGGATAATAATTCTGGTTTAAGTTTTGTAAGGCAATATATCAAAAATATTAATTTAAGACCCCTGTCTACCAAAGACTATCAATACCCTAATGATAATAATGATGTTAGTAATATTTCAAACGTAATGAACAAGTCAAGTAACTACTTTTCCTAAATGTGAAAATACCTCTTTAAATTTATTGACCTGTTGAAAACCATACTCCAATTTAGGTAAATAAATAAAATAACCCCAGTAAATAGGTAATTTTAAAGCTTTTAATCTTTTACCATGAATTAAATTTACTCTATTCGTAGGAAAACAAATAGGATAATCCCATATCTCAGGGCAAATTCTCATCATTTCTGGGTAAATTGAAAAAAAAATTGCTTCTGAAACATTTCGAAGCTTCCACTCTTTTATGAGTCTTCTAAACCAAACTACAGAAGGTGCTTTCGCTCCTAAGCCTGCAGTTTTACTCCATCTCCACGTTCCTCTTGATTGAGAAAAAGAACATCTGCCATATGTTGGAGGAAATAAATATGTTTTACCAATCCAAGGATCTTCAATATTTAAACCATCTTCTTGTAAAGTATATATTTTTTTTGCTTTTAAAAATTCAACATTTGCACTGTGTGTAGAGCAAGGATCTAGATCTATGTCACCTAAAACTGCATCAATGTACGGTAAATACTCACATGGGGTAAGCCAATCTTGATCAAGATGTGCAATTTTTGTAAGAAAGTTACGGTAAACCGACCAATGTATTTTTCTTTTCAAAGGTGTTTAAAAGATGCTCCTGTTGAGTCATGTTTTAAATGAACAAGACTTATCATTTTTTCATCTTGAATTATAAAAAGTGATTCTTTCATCGGATCTATTTGTTCGGCTCTAGCTATTGCTTTCTTCATGACTTCGGCGGCACCTTCAATACCCCTTTTATTTAAATCATTAAGTGCATTCATTAAGCAATTTAAGTTTAAATAAAACATGCTATCTTTTTCATCTTTAGCTGAGGGAACAAATATCATTGCGCCTGGGCCTTCGTTAGTATAAAATTTTGCAAAGTATTCACACATGTCTGCACAAATTCTTTCTATAGTCAATTGATATAGCTTTGCTTCGTCTTCATTAACTGCTCCTTTAATTAATTTAGCAAGTAATTTGTTTCTTCTACTGGACATGTTATTAAGGGTTCTGCACTAGTTTATCAAGATTTTGTTGATTTATCATCTTTTGGCTTCTTATCTATTTTTACTAAATCTCCAAGCCCAGATTTTTTGAGGGTTTGTAATAATTTTGGAAGAGGCCGATATAAAACTACAGCTTTTTGCATATTCCCAATTTTCTTTATTAATTTTCCATTTTCATCACGTAGCTTAGTCAACTCTCCTTGTCTAATTAGGTACTCTGCAACACATCTATATCTTCTTTTTTCGGTTAAGTTTATATCAGGATATCTATCACATATAGTACTTGTTTTCATGTCACTAAAGGTTATTCTTATTTGATCTGCCAGTGATAGACCTAAAATTACATCGGTTGTACTGGTTTCATACTGACATACTAATTCTAAATATCTTCTCAGATCTCCATTATTAAAACTTCCTGAAGGAGGTAGAAATATTTGTACTTGCTCTATTAATGATTTGCAAAGCTTCTTTTTATAATTTCTAATTGTTACAGAATTTATATCTAAATCTACAAATCTATAGCTTTTGTAAGTATTATCAGGATCATTGTATGGTTCATAATTATTAGTATCTAGAATATCTAGCCAGTCCTCTGTAATTTCTTGAGTCATATAAGGACTTGTTCTTTTAAAATCTTAACTCATTTTTTTATTTTGTCCCATAATTCTATATTTAAGACATAGACATATTATACATAAGTTGGCTAATATCATTTAAGAAAGACTAGTTTTAACTATGCGTCGTCCAATTACTTATGCTGAATTACTATTGATTTTAATTTTATTACCTATAGGATACATTGGGGTCAATAATGCATACGAGTTCATAACAGATACAATTAGTATAGAGATAAAATTGAAAAAATAATATGGGTGGTTCTGCTCCTTCACCTCCTACCATAATAATGCCGCCACAAGTTGCTGCGGAACGGTATCAAAGTCTCATCCCTCAAGAAAGTTTTCAGGATGTAGCTGAGACAATGAACAGGATTGAAAGGGAAACAGGAAAGATACAGCAGCAAAGATATGATGAGGCAGGCACTCCAGCAGAAATTGGTGCAAGGCAAAGTGGAGTAAGAATGAGAGAGGCTATGGATTATGCAGCCTCCTTGCCTAACAGAGATCCTGACACAAGTTTTCAACCTACTCCTCGACGTGGCCGTAGACTTCCTGCTAGACGTAGAGGTACTCGTTTTGCAGGAGATAGAGATGTAAATATTAGTAGAAGAAAAGTAACAGAGACAAAACCAAAAAGTAATTTAGAAATAGTTAGAGGTTTAGCAAAGAAACAAGTTCTAAATGCTGAAAAAGAATATAATGATGCTGTTTCATATGCAGAAAATAAAGAGAGACCTACAGCGACTATTACTGAAAATCCATCTTTTGCTAATAGACCTGATGAAACATTTTTACCTACACAATTAGGTAAAAGAGTCTAAGCGACTGATCCTAAGTCTAATAGTCCAGTCACAGGTTCTGTTATAGATTTAAAATCTATTCGTTCCTCTATTACATTTCTTACTAAGCCAAAATCTAAAACAGATGCATTTAATGTTATAGAGTAATTAGTTTCAAGATATCTAATATCATTTGTGATTAAGAATATGTACTCTCCTACAGGTAATGCAGATGATGGATAATCATCTTGAAATAAAATACCTTCATCATCTACATAATCTATTGAACTCTCTTTATAGACATAACCTTCATCATTTATTGGTAATTCTTCTCTTCTACCATCTTCTAATATTTTGTAGAAGGCAATCAAGGTATTACGATTTGTGTTTTCAGTATAGGAAAATTGAGAGAAATTCTGTGTAAATTGTATGGTTCTTGGAATTATTAAAGACATTTTGTAAAAAGTAGACTGTCTTCTCGTTAATCCACCATGTGTATTTTTAATATCTAATGATTTAAATATGTCTGTAAATTGCCCTAAATCTATTGGATTACTTAAATTATCACCTTCTTCTGCAGGTTTTGGGTCTGATCCAAAATATGAGGTAGGTCCATACGCTACTGGACCGGCACCTCCTGTAGGGTATGTTTCTACTAAACCAAGGTTTACAAAACCAGAATTATTAGGAATTGTGGTTAAAAATCTTGACATTAATAATTATTTTTTGTCTTTTTACTATTGTATATCTACTTTTTTTGCTTATTTTTATAATATTCTAGAATATTATCGTGTGACAGCTTTTTATTTTTAATTTTTACCGGTCTACATGTTAAAGAAGAATCTTTAATATTTAAATGCAAGGGATTACAACAAAAAGGTTCACATGTTTTACTGTTAAAAATTCTATATTTACCTGTATATCCCCTAGATAACCAAAAAGCTACCCTTGGTGCTGATTGAGTTTTACCTGAATGAAAAGGGGAGGGGAAGTAAGCTGTGGATTCTGTATTATTTTTTCTAGTAGCACCTTTCCAAGGCCAACATTCATTGTCACTCTTTACATCAACTTGCTCCCAAAATCTTTTAACTTGCCAATACCAACGAAAATCAAATTCTCTAACATCTACAGTGCAATTACCTTTTTTAATTTCTTCTATACAATCTAAACACTCTCCCATCATTCCAAAATTACCTGTATGTTTTTTTGATCCTTGATTATGCCAAGGACACTCAAGTTTTTCAGTCACATGAAAATTTAAATTATATTTTTTTGCCTCATCTGTGTAAGAAGAGGTAAGAATTTCACAAATTTTTGATAAATTTGTCCAAATTTTACTTTCATTATATTTATTTTTTGAGTTTTGAACATCATCAAATGTTTCATAATTACAAATTCTTCTCACGGAATAGTAAGGTAATTTATAAGTCTTTGATAATTTACGGCTACTGATACCTTTGTTTTTTTCCTGTCTTAACTTAATTATTAACTCTTTATCAATAAATTTTTTGCTTATAGAAGCTTTTTCATAAGCTACATCTTGTCTAGTGCCATAGTAATAATGTGATGGATTTAGGCAATAATTTGAATTACATTTACACCTCCGTACAATAATTGTATTTTGATCTTTAGGATTTCTTCCTGTTAAACAGAGTATCAAAGGTCTGGCATCTCTTCCTTTGTAAAATAATTTATTTTTACTAGTATTGAATCCTTGAAAAGCTGAGTGTTTTAGTTTTTTCATACACCAACAAGACTCTTTACCAAGTAATTTTAAAGCTGTTTTAAAAGCATTAGCAAAAACAATTTGATCATAGGGAGTCAAATCATTATATAGAAATGCTGGTGATTCATTCATGCAAGTAGGGGGAGTGGTAATTGTGAGTATAAATCCCTTTTATATCAATGGCAATCATTGAACACACAAAAACCTCTTTTTTTTACTCTTTTTATTTACTTCTAAGGAGAGTGAGGTTAGGTATGTGACTGTAATTTCTAATATATACACTCTTGTACCTATCCTCAACATACACGTCCTCGATTAAAATCATCTTTTTTTTATTGAATTTGATTGTTCATAGTAAATTCATGATATTGCAAGGAGTCTAAGGGACGATGTATAAAATAAACATAGAACCCATACCTAGTTTTAGATAATAATTAATGATATTTTAAAAAAAATCAGAGGTAGGGTTAGGTAAATGAGTGTAAATATAAGTACGAATGTAGATTTACAGGCAAGATACTAGTCTCAAAATTTTTTCAGAGTAAAATTATAGAAACTCTTTTAATTAAATTTATAAATGAACTCCGCAGGTTTTGATCCTTCGGGATTAGCAGATTCAATAGATCCTACTAGGCAGTCAAGACTTCCTGGGGGATATGCAAATCAAGGAATAGCAGTATCAGCACCTTACTCAAAGGCTATGAAACAAGCTTCAATGAAAAATAATCCGATGAATGCAGCATCACAAGAAATTGGTGTAAAAGACAAAGTAAATAATTTTTTATCAAAAATGAGAGCTTAACATGACATATTCAAATTTTTTTAAAAATGATCCAAAAGAAAATCTTCAAAGATATATAGAAGAAAAATTAGTATATAGAGAGCCATCAGGGTTAAGTAATGATGCAAAAGATATTTTCCGCGGAAGTTTAGATGGTGAGTTACAAGAAGATATTTTATAGATTATGAAAATAGAGGTATGTTTTAATGGGTGATACTGATTTTCCTACTGTCATGGCAAACGGAGGTGGCAAACCTTTTTTAGATACATATATAAAAAAGAGACAGAGTTATGAACAAAAAGGAACGAATATTCCAAATTATTTAGTTTTAGAGGATTATGAAAAACAAAGTGGTGAACCGGCAAAACGTCGTGCTGTAATACGTATTGGCTAAAATAGACCCATCGTAAAATTGAGACATAAATTTAAGTAAATTAATAAATGTCTCAGACTAAAGCTCAATTAATAGATCCAGTAGATGGATCGATTGTAAATGCAGATATAAATGCAAGTGCAGCGATAGCTGGTACAAAGATTTCTCCTGATTTTGGCTCGCAAACTATATCTACAACTGGCAATATAACTGCAAATGGAGATCTAACAATATCTAGTTCAACTCCAATAATCAATCTCACGGATACAAATAACGATAGTGATTATCAGATAAAAAATGGAAATGGTGATTTTAATATTAAAGACGTATCCAATAATGCTAATAGGATATCTATTAATTCAAGCGGTACTGTTACTATTGCTCAACACATGGATGTTGGTGCTGGTCTTGACGTAACAGGAGCTATCACTGGAACAGCAGATGCAACAATTAACAGCATAAATATCGGTAAAGGTGTAAACTCGGTAGCTGGTAATACTGTTCTTGGAGAACTTGCTTTAGATGCTTCTGTATCTGGTGGAGAAAATACTGCTATTGGTAAAAATGCTTTAACAGCTTTAACATCAGGTTCAAATAATACTGTTGTTGGAGCATCTTGTGGTGATGCAGTTACAACTGGCTCAGACAATACTGCTATGGGAGTAAGTGCTTTTGGAACTAATACCACAGGTGCAAATAATACTGCTATTGGAAGAGCTGCTTTATTTGCGAGTGAAACAGCAAACAATAACACTGCTGTTGGTTATCATGCATTACAGGATAATACTGCATCAAATAACTCTGCTGTTGGATATGGTGCTTTAAAAGAAAACACAAGTGGTACACAGAACGTAGCTGTCGGTGCTAATGCTTTAGACGCAAACACTACTGCCAATGCTAACGTTGCTATTGGTTATCTTGCTTTAACAGAAAACACAACTGGAACTCAGAACGTAGCCATAGGAACTAATGCATTAGATGCTAATACTACGGCGAATGATAATGTTGCTGTAGGACACAATGCTTTAACAGAAAATACAACTGGAAACTCTAACAATGCATTTGGTAAAGATGCAGGTAAATCAATTACAACAGGCTCAAATAACAATTTTTTTGGTACACTTGCTGGAGAAAATACAAATACAGCAGATTTTAACTGTGGATTTGGTCAGGAGGCATTAGAAGCAAATACAACAGGTGCTAATAATGTTGGGGTGGGATTTAGAGCATTAGAAGCAAACACAACTGCAGACCATAACGTAGCACTCGGTTCACGTTCTTTAAGTGCTAACACAACAGGAGGTCAAAATGTTGCTACTGGCTTTGAATCATTAAAAGTAAATACAACAGGATCTAATAACACTGCTTTTGGACACGCTGCTTTACAAGCAAACACTACTGCTGACTATAACACTGCGGTTGGAAGATCAGCTTTAGCAGGAAACACAACTGGAACAGAGAATGTATCTGTAGGAGCTTTTGCTTTGGACGCTAACACTACAGGAAATACAAATACAGCCGTTGGTTATGTTGCTTTATCAAGTAACGCATCAGGGGCGAGTAACACTGCTGTAGGTCGTGCAGCTTTATTTACAAACACAGCATCTAACAACACTGCTGTCGGTAAAGAAGCTTTAAAATTAAACACATCTGGAACAGATAACACAGCTGTAGGTACAAATGCTTTGCTTGTTAACACAACTGGAGCTAATAATGTAGCTATCGGATCTTTTGCGTTAGATGCTAATACTACTAGCAATAATCTTGTTGCTATAGGATATGGAGCTTTAACAAATAGTACAGGTGGAGCAAACGTTGCTGTTGGGAAAGATGCATTGGAGGCTAATACATCTGGAGTTCAAAATGTAGCAATCGGAACTGATGCTTTAACAGCAAACACAACTGCAAATAATAACACTGCTGTAGGTACAGAAAGTTTAAAAGCAAACACAACTGGAGCAGACAATACATCTATCGGTGTACAATCTTTAGATGCAAATACTACAGGCGATAATAATACTGCTTTTGGTTATCGTTCATTATCAGCAAACACTACAGCAGATAACAACACAGCAGTTGGTAAAAATTCTTTATTAGCAAACACAACTGGTGAAGGTAATACCTCAGTCGGTAAGAGTGCATTAACTTCAAATGTAGGGGGAAATAATAATGTAGCGATAGGAAGAGATGCTGCTTTATCAAATACAAGTGCTGGTCAAAACGTAGCTATTGGTTATAACACACTTTATACAGAGGATGAACAAGGTAGCTTGACAGCCGTTGGTTCTCAAGCAATGTATAAAAACAATGGTGGGGAGAAAAACACTGCTGTAGGTCTTTCAGCTAGTTACCATAATGTTACTGGACAACACAATACTGCTGTAGGTTATGTAGCACTCCATAACAACACAGCAAGCAATAATACTGCTGTTGGCAATAGTGCTTTAAATGCAAACACAACTGGACCTAATAACGTTGCTGTGGGTTCAAATGCTTTGCTTGACTGTACTACAGGGCAAAATAATATAGCAGTAGGAAGCAATGCGGGAGAAAATATAACAACATCAGAAAATAATGTTGCATTAGGTCACGATGCGTTGGAGGAGAATACTACTGGTGATAATAATATTGCAATAGGTACAAGATCTCTAGAAGAAAATACGACAGCATCAAACAATACTGCTGTAGGATATGAGTGTTTAACAGAAAACACAACTGGAACATCAAACGTAGCCGTAGGAGCTAGTGCCTTAGATGCTAATACCACAGGAAATCAAAACGTAGGAATAGGAAAAAATGCGTTAGGAGCTAATACAACAGGTGAGAGAAATACGGCTTTAGGGCATGGATCATTAGCTGTTAACACAACGGCTGACAACAATATCGCTATTGGTTTTCATTCTTTAGTAGCAAACGAAACTGGAACTAAAAACATAGCTGTTGGTTCTCAAGCTTTGGATGCAAATACTACAGGACAACAAAATGTTGCTGTTGGAGTCGATGCTTTAGGTAACAATACAACTGCTAATTTTAACATAGCTGTTGGTGTCAATTCTCTAGCAACAAATACAACTGGGGCACAAAATACTGCTGTAGGACACGCTACTTTAAATCAAGTCGAAACTGGTTTGAACAATGTTGCTATAGGTTATAACGCATTAACTGTAAATACAAATAGTGGTAATGTAGCTGTTGGTAGTGCTTCTTTAGATGCAAATACCTCTGGAAGTAGTAATGTAGCGGTTGGTGAGAATTCTTTAGGAGCAAACACGACAGCAGCAAACAATGTTGCTGTTGGTCATGAAGCATTAAAATTAAACACAACTGGAACACAAAACGTAGCCGTTGGAGCTTATGCTATAGATGCTAATACTACTGGCGAGCACAATACAGGAGTTGGTTATTTATCTTTAAGCAATGTTACTACTGGAGACCAAAATAATGCTTTAGGTAACAGTTCTTTGTTAGCTTGTACCACTGGACAAACAAATACAGGAATAGGTAATGGATCACTTGTTGCTGTTACCTCTGGTTCACAAAATGTTGGTGTAGGAACTTCTGCTGGTTATAACATAACCACAGGAACTAACAATATAGTTTTAGGCAATTCTGCAACAGCTTCTAGTGCAACAGCTACTAATGAAATAACACTAGGTAATAGCAGTATTGCAACCCTTAGATGTAATACACAAACCTTATCTGCTTTATCAGATGCAAGAGATAAAACAAACGTAATTGACCTACCAGAAGGATTAGATTTCGTAACCAAGCTAAGACCTGTCAAATTTAAATGGGCCACCAGAGATGGTAATGGTAAAGATGGATCGTATGAACATGGATTTATTGCACAAGATTTACAGACAATACAAAAAGAAAATAATGCAGATTACTTAAATATGGTTATGGATAAAAACCCTGACAGATTAGAAGCAAGTTACGGAAAATTAGTTCCAATACTTGTTAATGCAATCAAAGAATTATCAGCCGAAGTTTACTCTTTAAAGTCCGCGTAAATTTGCGTTATAATTTAAACAAGTAAAACTTTATTAACAATGGAAGAGAGAACAGCTGAAGAAATCGCAGCTATATTTAAAGCCGCTGGTGATAGCGTAACTGTTATCAATACTGCCAAGACAATAGATCAAACTGACGAAGAGTATAAGGAAAAAATCAAACGTAATGTAGAACATCTTGAAATTATCAAGGCATATAAAAAACTTGATGATACAACTTCCATATGGGGATCAGAGGATTTCACTGCTATTGACAAGGCCATTGTAGATGGTAAAAAGGTTTATTCTTAAAAATTTAAAATGTGTTAAATAGTGTAGTTATTTTTCATTTATCATTTCATTTAAGAGTTTCTCAAATATTATATGAAGAGATAGATAGTCTATTTAACACCCAAATCA